ACCAGTATTATTAATATTTGTGTATATTATACCGTTTTCTGATATTAAAGTGATAGCATAATTTGGTGTACCACCAGTTATTAAAACTAATATTTCCCCATCAGTTGTCCCACTAATTGTAGTATCTATTATTTTAGTATCTACCAATAATTTTGGTATTTCAAATATTTCAATATTTTTATTTATTTTATTTGATATTTCATCTGTCACAGTAACACTATATGTTCCATTTAATAGATTTTCTAATTTAATATTATTATACACCCCATTATAAATATAAGGACCACCAATGCCGTTTATGGTGACATTATATGGACCAATTCCTCCACTAATTGTATTAACATAAATAATACCATCACCATTAATGTCTGGAAGACTATCCCTTTTGGTTATTGATGCTTGAAGTAAATCAACACCCCTAAGATTAAATTGTTTAGAAATAGAATCCCCATCACTGTCGGTAATTATTATAGTGTATATTCCCTTTACTAAATTAGTAATATTACTATCTGTTGAAATTTTATTATTATCCAAATACCATTCAAATAAATATGGTGGTGACCCACCATTAATTGTTAATGATATTGACCCGTCATTACCATTAACAAAAGTCACATCAGAAACAACGCCATTTATCCTTATATTTGATGATAACGATTTATTGCAAATAGTAAAATACTTGCTATTCATAAGCTCTAATGCACCATTATTTGGTTTAGTTCCAAAATAAAAATAAAATGAATTTCCAAATGGCTGTGTGAAATTATTTAATGTATTTATACTTCTGTATGTTTTATAATCATTACCTTCAAAAGATGAGTCAATATCAATTACTTCTTTATTAAACGATATTTTATTATTTAGATTTATCAAATTATTTCTTAATAATTTATTACCAATATCACCGCTATCAATTATTTTATTATTATTATCTTCCAAATCGATTCCAATTTCAGATAGACGTCTAATATTACTTAATTGTGTATCATTTGTTTTTATTTTTAAACAACTTATTTTAAATAATAATGGGTCAATAGTAACATCAGTAGAACCGATATCTTTGGTTAAATCAGGCATTTTATAGGTAGATTGAATTATAGAATCATGGAAATTTTGAATTCCTTGCCAGTCACAATTAAAAACTGAGCCTAAATTATAAATATCGGTGGCATACATTAAATTATTATTATTAGTTATGGACTTATAATATAATTGACCATTTTTACTTATAATTGTCCCCTCATTTATTGGTAATCCTCTGTTACCATTCTTAGTTCCATCTATTGTTTTAACATTAGCATTAATTAAATAATTTCCAGAGTCACCATTACCACTACCACAAAACTTTTCATCTAATCCCTTTTTTTTATATTTTAATAAAAAAGAATATAAAGACCCATTTATCCAATCATTTGTGAAATCAAATTCAAAAACATTTAATGATTCAGCCAATGTCAATTCAAAACATTTTTTTGCTTCAGACGCTTTATCAACGCCTTTGCCTTTACATTTTCGATGCCAGCAACCTGGCGTATACTTAATATTATTGCATCTAATGCCTATACATGAAATATGTTTACATAATCTGACTATTAATAATCCTACAGCAAGAATGTTATTTATTAGTTCTATTACATTTATAATAATAGTAATAATTAAGCATAAAATAAAATATAGTGGATTAAAATCAGTATCTATCGAATTAAATGGTAGGGGATTTTTTGTACCGACACAATCATCAATATCCTTAAACCCAACGAAATTTCTATTATTTATTGACTTATTCTTTTGAAATCTTCCAATAAAATTTTTTATAGTATATATTTTATTCCAATAAAAATTTCTAAAACTACTATCTTTGGTTGTTTTATCAAAACTATAATCGACATTGTCTCCACTATTTGGGTTATTTGGAACTAGATATTTTGCCCGTCTTCTTATACTATCTTTACCACCAGTAATATCGGAATCTATTCTAAATCTTAGTTTTGCTCTTGTTGGTATACCTTTGCTAGTATCTTCACTTGGTATTAAATTACCAAATTCATCACTAACCATATAATCCAAATTCATTGGTATCTGGTATGCCCAAGACCCATTATCATTAATTAAGCGCCCACCTTCAATATCAAAAGTTTCGTTATCCCCAAATATGTTTTTTCTCAACATTTCAATAGTCCCACCACCTTCAGACATTTCACAAACTTTTCCTATTTTTTTTCTTGGACGACAATTTTTATTTATACTATTTTTTTCGTTATCACCAAATATTGAACCAATAAAAATTGCTTTTGGGGTTACATTATAATTTAAATCAACATCAATTCTAGTTATGCCAATCTCATTATTTATTTTGTTACCCCAAAATGGAATTACATTTACCCCTATTTGCCTATTTTTTAGTTGTGTTAAATTATTTAAATTTTTGCCACCTTTAAACTTTGTTGGTGATTCAAATAATTTTAATGGATTACCCTGGTCAATCAAATCATATGGTCTTTGTGAATAAATGCCAATATCAGATAAATCTACATCAACATTTAAAATATGATTCCCAACAGGAACTCCAAATATCATAAAATCCCCAGAACTGTTAGTTGTTGTGGCAAATTTATAATATTTATTATAAACATTTAATAATGGCTCATTATCTATTAATTTATTTTTGGATGGAAATGTACCCACTGGAGTGTGACATTCACCCTGACTTTCATCAGGTAATAAATTATATTTAACCCCATCACTATTCACTATGGAAATATCGCTATACGGATAAATACTAGTAATTTCTTGGTCTAATGAGTCGTCTTTGGTTAATGGTATAAATATAGAAACTTTAGCATTTGGGATGCCAACCCCATTATTTATGCTAACTCGCCCAATCACCACACCATAATCAGAATAAAAATTTTTATAAATATTTTCTTGAGAAATTTTTAGTGATAATATTTCTAAAAAATCAAAATCTTGTTCTAATTTTACCTTAATTTGGTTGTCACCCCCATTTGGTATTGTTCTTATTCTAATATTTTTTGGCATATTATTTTTATTTCACGTCAACATCTATTAGCTCATAATCATCAATAGAAAGATTATCATTTACATCATAAGTAGTATTTTCATCGTTATTTCTATTTACATATTTGCTATACATATTTATTGCGCTATCAATTAAATTGAAGTCTTTCTCTAAGACACTTTTAATGCTAATTACCCATATTATAATTAATAAAAATGGTGAAATAATTACCAAAAATGGTATTAACATAACCAATTCTTTTATTTTTTTAAATGTGAAAGTACTTTCCCCACTTAAAATAAAATCATCTATTTTTTTATTTTTTTTACAACCACAACCCATATACTATTTATTTAACTCTTACTGTAATATCTTTCTGCATATAGCGAACTTCAAACATACTATTTGGTGAACCGAATAGTGCGTAATCCTTTGTTAAATCTATTTGCTTGGTTTCATTATCAATAAATGGTTGCTGAATTTCATTCATTGAGTATTTATTATTACCAACCTTATTAAATACTCTTAAATCAATAACATTTATTACACCAGAGACATTGTTTATTATTTCGATTAATTGGCCAAGATATATTGTTTCACCCATATGATTATTATTAATATCCATGAAGTCATTAACATTTGTTATCACATTACTAATAATTTGGGATTGAGGATAATTTTTATCAATATATAAATCAAATTCAAATCCTAGGTTTATAATTTGACCATCAATAATACTAACATAATCATTTATCATTCTATAATTTGATAAAAAATCAGATATATTATTTTTAAGCGTGCTCGTAGAAATATTAGTTAATTTTTTATTTTCATCTAACCCTATGATTGATACCACAACTTTATTTTGTTCTTCATAAACACCACACCTAAACGGAACGCCAAATTCACCTGGCATTGTGCTTACGATACCTTGGTAATCCTTTATTGTTACCGCCCTATTTTGAGAAGACATATTATATCTAACAATATTTCTAACCTCCTCAATAGATGGTGTGTCTTTACCTCCAAGTGCTGGTATTGGATTATTTATGGTTAATGACCTTTTGACTATATTATTTATTGTATTATTAGGCCCATTAACAAATAAATTTGCAATTTTAACATTTGTGATTGTATTAGAACCTAGATTGCTATCTGACCCGCCACCAACTCGATATTGAATATATAGGGTAGTGTTTGGTTTTAATGTTTCGCCCAATGATAGATTATTAATAAAATCCCCAACCTTGTTTGTTAGTGAATTATCAACCCCAAAACTATTTAATGAACTAATATCTTGATTTCCGCCACCAAATATTAATTTTATAAAACCATTATCTGTAAATTCTTTTATAAATTTTTTAGAAATTCTAACCCATTTTCCTGGTTTTATTCCACTATTATCAGAAATACCATTTAAATCCTCAACAAATTTGGTGTCCTCGGCTAATGCATTAACCTCATACCACTGATTTGAGGTGTTTAAAAAATCATCAACAGTTGGTGTGGCAGAATAATTAGTACCAATTTTTGTAATAACTGATGTTATAGATAATACGTCATTATCTGGTAAAATTATTTCATAAAATGGTATAACATCAGAATTACTAATTGTTTTATTAAAAATTTTAGTAGCACCATTTAATACTATTTCTCTTTTTGTTAATGTATAATTTAATATATTATTATTGGTATCTAAATTGGGGATTATTAGTCTATTTGGTAATCCACCTGTGGTAAATGGACTAGAGAAATCTACATCATCTACCGTTTCAAATATTTTCCCATTTCCAGATACTTGTGCCCCGACTCTAATTATTGGCGCATAACTTACATCAAACGTATCCCCATTCACTGGGACTGTAACTGAAAAATCAACTATGCTTATAGATGGCCGTTTCCCTGGTATCTTAACCCCTAAAGTTCTGGCCATAGATAATATGGAGTTTCTTTGTTGTGCAAAATTTATTTGCGTTTCTTGAAACATTCTATCGGTATTGTGCGATAGCATATCTCCAACGGCAGCATTTAATTCAATAATCATTTGACCAACTGAACTATCGTTGAAATCCGATAGAACATCAGGATAATATTGTCTTACAAAATCAATTAACTCACTTCTAATATCAGCAAAATTTCTGCTAGAATATGCGATTTTTTTCCCCATTATTCTTATATGTTTATAATAATAATTATTCTTAATGTCTTGAAATAATTACGTATATTATAAATATAAAAATAATAGAAATTTAAATAAAGTAAATAAAAAAATTAGTATTTACAAATTTATTATAACTGAATCTGACTTTTCAAAAATATTATCTGTTATTAAATAATTTAATTTTACAGTAACCCCATATTGTGTGTCTTTAGAGTCATTTATTGTAATTTCTAATATGTTTAAATTTGGAATATATTTTCTAACCGCACTTATTATCTCTTCCTTTATCCCTTCATTAGTTATTTCATCATCAGGATTAAATAAATATTTTCGTAAGTTAGTACCAAAATCTGGTAAATATAGTCTTTCTCCCTTATTTGTTAATAATAAATGAATTAAATCAGCCTTAATTGCTTTACTGTCTGAAGTATTTAAATCTATGAAATAGCCTTTAGGGCTATTTTTAAAAGGGAAGTTGATGTTTATGTTCTTATTACTCATATTATTTTTTATATAAATATTAATAAAAAAAAAAGAGAGCTAAATACTCTCTTTTTTGTCCCCATTATTCACTATTTTGATTTAACCACATTTGCTATAACCACATACTTTACATCTAGAACATCCCTCTTCATAAACAATGGAATCTTTAGCCCCACACTCATCACATGTTTTTTTAGATGATTTTGTACCGTCAGGTATATATTTTTTTAGTATCCTAGCCATTACTTTGGTAAATGATGTTATATCTCCGTTACCTCTTAATAATTGTTCAACAATATATTTTATATGCATTCCATGTCTTAAATTACCACTAGTTGACCTTGTTGCAAATTCTTCAATATCACTCATGTATGACCCAATATTTTTAAATTCAATATCTGAGTTTGTTTTATCTACAACAACTAAGTTATAAAGAGTAGTTTTTCCTTTTTTAACTTTATTAATCTTACCTTTATTATAACCAATACCAATTTCCGCATCTAAGGTGAATACCTCATATGGTTTATTTTTTAATAAACCTACAATGACCGTATATGTTTTTCCCCTTACCTTTGGATGATATATTTCGCATGGTAAAAATTCTGGTCTTTTAGGGGCATCATTATAAACAATTTCATCATTTTTATTTTCCTTTTTAGTTATTAATACTCCACTTCTACAACCATCACGATATACTGTTACACCCTTTAATTTAGATTCCCAAGCATTTAAATAAATTTTTGAAACTTCATCTTTTTTAACATCATTTGGTAAATTTATAGTTGAACTAATAGAATGGGTAGTATATTTTTGTATGATTCCTTGTATTTGAACTCTTTTTACCCAATTTATATCATTAGCACTACTATCTGAATATGGTGTTTTATTATTTTTAATAAAATCGACAGATAAATTAACTAATCTTTCTTCATCATCTTTAGTTTTAT